TATACTATCCGCAAAGTCCATTAAAGACAAATCAAACGGTATATTATCCTTTTTACAGGCCGATACTACGCAGCACCATAGATAGGTGCATAAATCGCTAAACCCGCCGTCGATGTCTGTAACTTCGCGGCCAGTTTCATTTTTAAAGCGAAGCATAGCCCCCATAGTTGGCCTACAGGGGTATGCTTTGCCATTAATATTAATCTCTATCTTTGCCATAGTTATGGTGTTACAGTAGGTGTATTTTCGGTGATAGCGGATTCGTCTAACGTTGTAGGCTCGCCGTCATTATCCAGTGAGATACTCCATGTACTATCATCCTGCGCAGGGTCTACGCGTTCCAAAGATGCAATAACAAAATTACCTACTAAGTAGGGTAGATCGCTATTTTCACGTTCCATACATTTTACTTCTACGCTTTTCCCGGCTTTCCAGGCTGCTAACAGTTCTTTATAGCCTGCTTCGGTTTCGTCGTAAAAGTTCAAGCCCTCGGCAGATATAGAGATACTAAGGCCTGTAACGCCTTTTCCCTTCCATAGGCCCGCCGAAATTGATTTTGTAGCTACAGGCTTAACGGCGCGGTCTTTAGTCTCGCTATTAAGTGTCGTAGTGTGTGTGGTACAGTGCCCGCAGGCTTTACCCGCTAAGTACAGTAACATGTCACTACCATTGCAGTAACCCGTCTTTGTTGTTGCCATTTTCTTATGTTTTTAACGTTTATATTTTAACACTAAATACTAGCTGCTGTACATAGGCATCATCCTGCCAGGCTTCCTCGCTGTCGTTTAAAATGCAACTGCGCATAACCAGGCCGTCCGATTCTCCCTGGGCGTAATCTAACGCGGCCCTTACGGCCTCCGCCATTTCTACGCCATCTTTGTACTTTTCCGTGAAGCAAAGCACCTCTATTTGCACGGTGTCGGCTCCTGGTTGCTTCGCCTTTGTGGGGTTATGCTCCAGGGCCGTACGACGGTACAATATATACGGCAGCGTCGCTTTATCGGTTGCCACCGGAAATATGTTACCTGTCATAGCTTTAACGTCGGCATCCTCTAACAGGATGGCGCGTATAATACTACCGGCGCTTAGTGATGTCTTTTTATTCGCAGCCATACTTCTTTGCTATTTTTTGTACATTGTTCATTAATTCAATTCGTAAATGCTCCGTTACGCTGTCTTTAACCTGCGATTCTGTTTGGCGCATAAATCCGTACCGTTTCATCCGTCCCGTGGCGTGTCCTTTTCGGGCACGTGTGAAAATACGTGTTTTGGTTTTAGTCTTTCGGTCTTTGGTTCCCTCTTCCGCCCAGATAAGTATAGGCTTTTTAAGGCCCTGCCTATTTTTGTGAAATCCGTAATCTTTCCCGCCGTCCTTAGTCGCCTTTTTCGTACCGATTGTAACGCGAAATCCAGCGGTACGCTTAAATACCACCGCCCGTACTCCGCTTTCCATATCCTTGTCGGTTCGGATGCTTCCGCGCAGATTGTTTAATGCTGTCTTACGCACCTGGTTAGCCTCCCTGCGGAAAGCCCCTTTAAGTGCCTGTAGTCTCTGCTTTACGTCCATTTCAGCGAATAACCGCTGCAAATTAGCATCGTCGTATGTTATAGCGCTTTGTCCCATTACTCATTAACTCTTACACAAATCAGAGTATTCATACCGCGGTCGATGTTGGGTATAATGTTGGTTATAGTATATAGATAGCCGCCTTTCTGTTGTAGCCTCCAGTTCTCACCTACCGGATGGGCATCGCGGATATTAAAATCTGCGTTGTAGTCCGGAAAATGCTCGCCTACTTCCTCGCTACGGTAGCCGGTAGCCTTAACACGTTCAGCGTGCACGGTGCGCGTTTCTACGTATTCTATGGCTTCTTCTCCGTACTCGTTAGTAGTCTTTTTCGGCTCTAACAGTGTTACGCTATATTTCATTCTACCTGCCTGCATTATACTGTAGTCGTTGTGGTTGATGTCGTTGTATTAGTGTCGTCTACTAACTTACGATAAGGTTTAATTAGGGCCTGTAGTGTGTCCGGTACTTCGTGCATCTGCGTAGTACTTACCGATTCGCGCTGGTTGTACCAGTGTGCGGCTAATACCATTATAGCGTGCTGTAATGTGGACGGAAATGTACTGCCGCCCATACTCGTTAACTCCGATTCCGTACGATTGGTAGCGTTTATAACACTTTCCTGGGCTGCATCTATAAGATGCTGCAAATACGTATCATCATCCGCGAAATCATCCGCGCGCACGTGTTTTTTAAAAAGTTCCAAACTTACTACAGTGGCCATAATTAAATCCTCTTAGTTACTTAGATTCCTACCTTGCCCAGCTTAAACGCTTCTTTACGCAGTGTCTTAGTACCGTAGTCGGTATTCAGAACAAAGTCTACGGCGTCCTTGCGTGCCTGGCTGTATGGGTCTACGATAAAACGCAGCGTGCCAAATAAGCCCATAGGCTGGTATCTCCAGTCACCCAAACCGATAAACTCGGTTACTACTGTAACCTTTGCTATCTTTCCGCCTGCTGGTGCTGCGATGTCGGCCAAAGCGTGCTCTACTGTGTCGCCCGTTACTTCATAAGTAACTGTATCGCCATCTACCAATGTATAAGGTGCCCAGGCATTAGTACTACCGGCCGTGTACTTCTGATAAGATACTGTACGTTTGCAGATAGTATTAGTAGTGTACACGGGCAAACCACAAAGGATATGATTCTGTATCATAGGTACGTGGATGCCCTCCGCGTTGATAGGCGTACCCTCCAGGATTGCTTCCTGGCTCTTGCTCATGATCCAGCAAAGGTGCTCGCCGTCGATCCCGGTACTAAGTACTGCGGCTTTCATCTTACTGTTAAGCTGCGCAAATGTAGGCACGGCGGATAATGCTACGGCGTTATCTACCAGTCCAACAAACGGGCCTACCAGGTTAGTAGCGCCGTTAACTTTTTCGGTGCTAAACAAAATCTTGTTAAGCAACAAACGGATAGAAAGCGGCATAATCTCGCGTACGATGGTTTCCAGGATTCCGGCACTTTGGTTAAGTGTCTGATTGGTTACAGGGATGGCGATACCTACGCGCTCCGGTGCTGCCTGCATCTTGCTAAACGGTATCTTAGTATCGCTAAGCGCTACACCCTCGCCCGCTAACTGTGCTTCTACCATTTCGTACATAGGCCAAACGTAGTCGCCTGCCAAACCTGTAGGCATTGGCAAACCTACCTTATCCAGAATAAAGCCCTCTGTAAGCGGCTTAATAATGTCTTGGATATTAAGCGGTACTATTGCGCCGCTGGTAATATCGCTAACCATCATAAGGTCACGGACAAAAACAATTTCTGTTTTTTTTCCGTTCGTGGCGTTCTCGCGGATAATCTTAATAGCGTCCTCGCGGGCGTTAGGATTTTCGCGCAGGTGCTCGGCCGTTGCAGCCTGCATCTTCATACTTAGCAACTGATTTTCGCGCGCCAGGGTTTCGTACTCCTTAGTCTCGGCCTCGGTGCGTTCGCGCTGCTCCTTTTCGCACGTATCGGCCATTTCGGTGATACGGTCGCAGTTCGCCTGGTATTGATTAACCAGTTCGCGAACATTCAAAGTTTTCTTTTCTTTTGGCATTTTCTAAAACTTTTATTGTTAAACATTATCGTTAAATTCTATGCCCGGCAGCGCGGCGCATTTCGCGCACCTGCTCGCGCATTTTTGTTATTTTCTCTTTGTCGTCTTGCTGTTGAGGCTTAGCCGATTCGTGTAATTTGTCCGCAAAATCACGGGCTTCTACGGACGTGTCCGGGTATGCTGGGTCGGCTGCCAGGGTAAAGTCATAAATACCAGTTATGGCCTTAACATTGTAGGTTATCATAGTCACACCGTTAACTACATTAGCCGTACGTTCTACGCAGGCATCATCGTAATAGCGCGTACTAAACATAAAACTACACCCGGCTATATCTCCACGTCTAACCAGTTCCAGGGCCTTATCACCATCGACGGTATTAGGCGCGTCAAACTCAAAGCTAACGCCTTTATCGTCTACACGGTATTTAAGCGTTCCGCTTCCTTTGCAGCTACGCGCTAATATCAACTGTCGGTCATGAAACATAGTAAACTTTATATCCTGCCCGTCTAACAGTTCGGTAGTTACTGCTTCTTTCGCTATCACTTCGCGCGCTTCGCTATCCTCATCGCTCCATAGCGGGTTAGATGGCACACCGAAAAGTATAGCATAACCGGTAATAGTGCGGCTGGGCTCTTCGCCCTCTCCGGCTTCGCGTACCTGCACGTCGCTACAGGTGTGTAGCATCCTAACTACTACTTTGTCTTTATTGTTCGTCTGTTTCATCCTCTTTGTCTTTATTTTTGTTACTATCTTTGTCATCTGTAGTCGGTTTAGCCGGCGCCGTTAGGGCCTCGTTGATTCCTCTAAGATTAGCCGACACCAGTACGGCGTCGCCGCCCTTAACTGGTTCTTTGTTTTCTTCGCGCCTCCACTCGTTAACGGTGTAGATCCCTGCCGCTATAGTCTGTGTCTGATATTTAACCCTACTATCCAGGTCACACGCGTATAGACCGCGTCTGTCAAATTGAAATTTACGTTTTGTCGCCAGGGATGGCGCTATTAATTTACGCAGCAATTCGGTTTCTATCTTTCGTAGTAGTGGGTTGAGTGTATTACTTAGGAAAGCTACGTTAGCCATTTCCGCGGACTTGTAATTATTGCTGGTATCGTCAAAAACAAAGGATGGATGCACGCCGAAAAATCGGCAAATCTCACGTACCGTAAATTTTCGACTTTCTAAAAATTGCATATCCGTGCTGCTCATAGATATTTGTTTAAAGTCCACCTGGCCAGGCAGGCTAACGATATGCTGGCCCGCGCTAAACTTACCGTCTACGTCTATGGCTGTCTTAGCTAACTGGGCGTCCTGGTATTCTCCGAAGCCGCGCACGCTGGTATCATTAGACACTATGCCGCGCACGTTTCCGCCGTTAGCAAATCTTTTCAGCGTCTCGTTATCTCCTGTAGCTGCTATACCCGCAGTTAACCGGGCAAAGGTTAATACACTAAGCCCGTTTTTTCCGTCCAGCGTTAGGCCTTTTATATGTATTACTTCCGATTCATCGTACACGCCATATACGCCGTTAGTCAAGTCGCTAATAGTGTATCTGTCGTAGGTCGTATCGTGCATAACGCAGCGCGAATTACATAGCGCCAGGCGGTCGGCCTCCAGGGTAACAGGGTTGTATATCGGTACTATGTAGGCATTACCGGTTAGCAATACATTTTGTATTACCTGCACCCAAAAATCAAAAGCGTTAGTATTATTATCCGGCTGTATGTTTAATAGATAGCTAAGGCGGCTACTGGTGTCTGTAGCAAATAAATCACCTTTAAGGCGCATAACTTGTATAGGTAGATTCGCTACGCTCTCGCTAAGTAGCTTAACGCAGCGGTAAACGGTAGCTATATTAAGCGCCGTTTGGTCGCTACCGTACATTAGGTACGACGTGTCGCCAGTACGCGCCGGGGACGCGGTACTATTTGTAGTATCGGTTCCGGCGGTCGTAGTGGCTGTATCACGTCTAAACCATCGTATTATGCTATTCAAAAACCCCATTTTCTTAGCTAAAATTTAAAGTACTTCTATAATTCGTACCAAATCATAGCAAAGTGCACCACTTATAAGGTACACTAAGGTAGGTTAAGGAACATTCAAAAAATTATTATACTTTTTTAACGTTCATAGTCTATAAATAGGCGCAAACACATTAGCATAGTTATTACGCCGTCTATCCTTTGTGTCTGTTTACGCTTTACTGGCTTGCAGTTCTCCAGCTTATCGGTATCTAATACCGCGTTACCGAAGCAATACGCGTTAATAGGGTTATCATTTATGAAAATATGCCCTGTCTTAATACCGTGTTCAAATGATTCTACAGGCGCTGTAAAGTTTCCGTAGGTCTGTTTTACACCTTTCA